GGATGATCCCGTGCGTGCGTTGTATCGATGCAAGCGATGGCGAACGGTCCGTCTAGTCGTGCTGCGACGTGACATCCTGTGCCAGTCATGCGGACACGAGGCAGCAACAGAAGCTGACCACATCCTGTCAGCACGCCTTGTATTGGACGAGTTCGGTGTCAATGCCTTCTATGATCCAGATCGCTTGCAAGGTCTGTGCCATACGTGTCACTCAAAGAAGACTGCAGTTGAAGTTGGTTGGTCAGGCAAGCGCGGAACGAAGTTGGTTGATGTAGGTGATCGCCGCAACACCACCGTCGTGTGTGGGCAGCCGGGTAGCGGAAAGACGACTTACGTTGAACGTTTTAAAGCGCCGAACGATTTAACGTGGGATTACGACGTTGTTATGGCAGACATCACCGGCTTGCCACTGCACCAGTTCCTTCCAGGTGCCATAGGTTCCGTGCTTGCTCATCGTGATGCTTGGATCGAGGCCACCAAATACAGCACCAACCACTGCTGGCTCATCGTTCGCAGCCCGGAAGCTGCCGTTGTGAGCATGATGCGTGATGCAGGCGCGACCGTGATCGTCATGGATACACCCGGTGATGAGTGTGCACGTCGTCTACAGCATCGCCGCGTCGAAGAGACAATGCAATCACTCCAATAAAATCAATCATTTATAACCCCGCCGGGGGCGGTGGTCACACCACGTCGTTGATGCCTACCCCGTGGGGCCTTCATTCTCTACGCCCTCATCGACGCGTGCCCGGTGCCGCAGGTTTTTCTACACATAACCGCTATTAAAGTCAAGGCGTTCGGACTTTCTAACCTCTGAGTATGGGACGCAATCGGACACCCACCGACATACTCGACGCGCGTGGCGGCTTCCTGACACACAAGGATCGTCAGCGCCCGAACGAGCCCACCAACGCCCGCTCGATTGGCAGTCCGCCGAAGTCCCTGACCAAGGCCGAGAAGCTAGCATGGAAGGAACTTGCGAAGCAGTGTTGCCCAGGCGTTCTCAAGGAGTCCGACCGCTTGATGTTTGGTGTCCTGGTTCGCCTTGCCGCTAAGTTCTACGCCCGCGAACCCGCGATGACAGCCAGCGAGACGGCACAGATGATTACGCTGTCAAGTAAGTTCGCCCTGAACCCCGCCGACCGCTCGAAGGTAATTGTGGAGAAACCGAAGAAGACAGGTTTAGCCGCGTTCCTAGCCAAGAAGGCGGCGTGAGGCACTGGTACGATCCGCCGCCAGATCCAGATGAGGCATCGCCCCGTCCCCCACACCACTAATGAAGGTCCTCATCGTAATCCCGACGCACGACCGGCTAGAGTTCCTTGCCGACGCCCTGGACTCTCTGGATGTGCAGACTCGCAAGGCCGACCAGATCGTGGTAACGGGTAACGTCATGTCGTCGCCGCATCCCGGCGTCACCTTCCTACCGTCAGATGCCAGTCTGGCTACTCGCCTGAACTCAGTCATCGACGATAGTGACTGCGATGCCTACATCATGCTCTCCGACGATGACCTGTTATTACCCACATATGTCGAGAAGACGGCTGCGTTGATGGAGTCTACAGGTGCAGATGTTGTCTACACCGAATCAGGCATGATACCCGTCACAGCACTCATCCGTAAGGCCATCTGGAAGAAGGTCGGCGGATATTGTGACATCGGTTTTTTTGATTGGGACTTCAACTGGTCGTGTCTGGAGTCAGGGGCCATAGCATTGCCCATCCGCGAGCACCTATTTGTGTACAACCAGCACCCGGAACAGGTGGCTACCCACGCCCGATGGCACTCCAACGGAACCTGGGACACGTGGAAAGACGCAATCTATGCCAAGCACCCGCGTCACGGCAGACCCTAATTCGCATAAATAACCCCTGTGTAGATGCTCTGTCGAACAGGCTCCTACGAGTCCACTTCAGCGAGCCGCGTACCTATCCACTCCGATGAGCGGTGAGGGTAACATCGCACTCCCAGGAAACAACCACATGGCACTCAAAGTTTTGAACACCCGCAAGAAAGAGATCCTCGACGCGCAGGACAAGATGCTGCGCAACGCTGTGGACACCAAGACCGCTCTGTCCGCCGCCGACGAGACCGCCTTCACCGCGATGACCACCGAGCTGGATGGCATCAACACCAGCATCACACGCATGACCGCGATCGAGAATGGTCGGCGTGAAGTCGGCGCACCCCGCGAGAAGGTAGTTATCGCCGATGCCTCCGCCACCAAGTTCTTCGCCATGGGCGGCTACCGCTCGGTTACACCGATGGCATCCGCCACTCCCGAGTACGTCAAGGGATTCTGGGCTTCGCTACGCAGCAAGGCCGACCACGAGCGCTTCCTCATCCAGAACGCATCGCTCGGCGAGTCCGGTTCAACCGCCGCCGGTGGAGCACTGGTCCCGATCGAGACGGATCCCAGCATTCCCGCGATGGCCATCGAGGAAACGATCGCACGCAGCCTCTCGCGTGTAATCACGACCCAGATGAACCTAAATCTGCCGTTCCAGGCAGCCAAGACGGTTGCGGCCCTCAAGGCCGAGAGCAACTCCACCGGCACCAACGCCTTCGCCACCAACGCCCCCACCTTCAACACCACAACCCTCGCCAGCTATGTGGTCGGCGACTCGGTATATGCTTCCTGGGAACTGTTGGCCGACTCGAAGGCTGCCTCAGACTTCATCACGATGGACCTCCAGCGCAGCATCCGCGTGAAGGAAGAGAACTACTTCGTGAACGGCAACGGCTCCGGCCAGCCGCAAGGCTACCTGGGCAACGGCACAACGGCAACCGGCGCATCCATCACGGCGGGTGCGGCCACCCTGGGAATTAACCCGATCATCGACGTCATGGGCAGCCTGAACCGCGCGTACTATGTCGGTGCATCCTTCCTGGTGAACCGCCAGGAATTCAATCGCTTGCTCAAGGCCCAGATCGCCGCGTCGCAGTTCCAGACGTTCATCACGTTCGGCACTGCCGGTGACGCCCGCCTATTCGGGTACCCGGTCGCCTTCTCCGCCGAGATGCCGGTGTACGTTGCGTCTCCCGCCGTCTCCGGCTCGTGGATGTTTGGGGACTTCAAGGCGTTCGCAACCATCGGTGACCGTGACGACAGCAACATCCGCATCAAGGTCCTGGACCAGGTCGCAGCCCTCAACGGCCAGACCGTCATCCTCGGCTACCGCCGCACCGACCAGCGCATCCTGCTCGGCGAGGCCGTCGTCCAGCTCAACACCACCGCCTAATCCGCGCCAAACCCCAAAGGACCCCACCCGAACAAGGTGGGGTCCTTTGTGCGTGTAGACCACCGCTTAACAACTAATTACATGAACCGACTTCCGCCCTTATAGGTATGGGAACTTTTGCAGGGGGTGTCGGGCTGAGGCAAGTGGGGTGCACACCATGCTCCCAATAACTGCCACGGCGCAAGAGTACATCGATGGCGTCCTCGACGGCTCTGTGATTGTAGGTCCCTGGATCAAGAAAGCGATCCGGCGTCACGTAGCTGATCTGAAGCGCACCGACATCCGCTTCGACCCAGTCGCCGGTCAATATGCCATCGAGTTCCTCAGCACCTACTGCATTCCCTCCGCTCAGACCGAGCCGATCCAGCTAATGCCGTGGCAGCGGGCGATCCTATTCATCGTCTATGGCTGGAAGCGGCTCGATGGTTCCCGCCGCTACCGCAGGGTTTTTTTAGAGGTGGCGAAAAAAAATGGGAAGACGGGCCTCTGCGCGGGCCTGGCACTCCTTCACCTGATCGCCGATGGTGAACTCGCCGCCCGCGTGTACTGTGCCGCCACGGCAATGAAGCAAGCCCGGGAGGTGTTTAACGAAGCCTGCGCGATGCGCGACAAGCACCCTGAGCTGACTGAACGCATCCACAAGTATGGCAACTCCCCCGTGTTGTCGCTGTACGACCCCGAGACGAATTCCCGGCTCTCACCACTGGCCCGTGGTGCCGACAGCTCAGATGGTGCAATTGTATCGGCGGCCATCCTTGACGAGCTCCATCGTTGGTCGCTGACAAACAATCTCTGGTCAATCCTGCGCTACGGCGGAGACACCCGCCGCCAGCCCATGATGTGGTGCATCACGACCGCCGGTGCCTCGGCCAACAAATCCACACTTTGCTGGGGCGAGCACGAATATTGCGAGCGAATCCTCGACGGAATGGTTGACGACGATGAGGTTGCAGCCTTCATCTTCTCACTCGACCTCAAGGACGACTACCGAGACAAGAAGAACTGGGCGAAGCCCAACCCATCACTGGAGTACATTCTTCCGCTCACCGCATTAGAGAACCAATTTGCAGAGAGCCAGGGTAAACCCACCGCACTCGGCGAGTTCAAACGGTTCCGCATGAACTTGTGGAGCGACGAGGTCAGTGACCCCGCGATCGACATTGCCACCTGGGACGCCTGCTGCTCCGAGGACATCGCCACTCACCCAGATCCCAAGCGCCTGCGCCTGCAGCTCATTGAATTGCTCAAGGGCCGTCCCTGTTTTGGTGGCATCGATTTAGCGCCAAAAATTGACACTTCTGCCCTCGTTTTACTCTTTCCACCCCTTAAAACCGACGAAAAGTGGTCAATTCTCGAATATTTCTGGTGCCCAGCAGACAACATCGCCGAGCGCGTGAAGCGCGACAAAGTGCCCTATAGCACCTGGGCCAAGGATGGGTTCATTGTTCCGACCCCCGGCAACCTCACCGACGTCCGATACATCGCGGACCAGATCACAGAGATCAGCAAACTTTTCGAATTAAAAGAAATCGCATACGACCAAGCCTGGTCATCGGAACTTGTTCGCATGCTCGACGAGGGTGGGTTCCCGATGCGCAAGCTCGTGGACTACCCCCAGTCCCACTTAAAAATGAACGCCCCCTGCCAGGAGCTCATGCGGAAGGTACTCCGCTCCGAGTTCACCCACGCACACAACCCCGTGATGCGTTGGCAAATGTCGAACCTGCGCTGGAACACACAGCGCGGCACCGGATTTATTAAGCCAGCCCGCGACCGCAAGCGCGAAAAGATCGATGGCTGCGCCTCCCTAATCATGGCTCTCGCGCGAGCAACAGATCCAGAAAACCAAATTAAAAAGAAAACCGTTTGGATGGTGAGCGCATGAGCAAGATGCCCAAGGGACGTAAGCGTAAAGCCGACTATGACGAGGTGGTGGCCTATGTGGCCGCAAACCCCATCATGCACCAATCAGAGGTGGCCACGCACTTTCACATCTCGCAGTGCCGGGTGAGTCACATCCTCGCCGCGTGTGGCGTCCAGGGAATCCGCAGGGGCAGGCCACTGAAAGCAAAGCCGGGCCAGACCAGCGAGCAAGCCCAGTGGGAGGTCATCCTGCACAACGCCGGGCTGGGCATGGAGCGCGGGCTACGCCTGCATAACCAGCGCATCCTCTACGGCTACGACCCGCTCAAGCAGAGTCATAACGACGACTCCGCCACCCTGCAACCGACTAACTAACCCTTAAGAGAGATCACGCATGGGCTTCATTAATAACTTCAGAGCGGGCTGGTTGAACGCCTTTCGAAACAGTGGGGAGAGCACCTTTGCGTC